TTCTTCATTAGGAGACATGCTTTCTTCATTAGGAGACATGCTTTCTTCATTAGGAGACATGCTTTCTTCATTAGGAGACATGCTTTCTTCATTAGGAGACATGATTTCTTTATTAGGAGACATGATTTCTTTATTAGGAGACATGCTTTCTTTATTAGCAGACATGTTTTCTTCATTAGCAGACATGTTTTCTTCATTAGGAGACATGATTTCTTCATTAGGAGACATGATTTCTTCATTAGGAGACATGTTTTCTTCATTAGGAGACATGTTTTCTTCCCCAATATCTTCTCCTATAATCTTTGTTATTTCTGCTATATCATTAAATACATCTTCTTGTAATTGTTTCATTGTTTTTTCTATTTTATCGGAATTTTCTATATCTATACTTAAATTCATTGATTCTTCTTCAGATTGAATCAATATCTTTTTTATATCTACTTCATTATTAATAAAATTATTAAATAAAGGATTATTTATATAAATTTGCGCTATATTGTTTTCCTCCTCAGATAATTTAACAGTACCACAAAAATAATTTGAATATATACCGTTAATCATTGTAAATAGTAATATATCAATTTCACTTTTTTCTTTTCTCTCTTCTTCTGTTTCGGAAGATTTACTTTCTTCTGTTTCGGGAGATTTACTTTCTTCTGTTTCGGGAGATTTACTTTCTTCTGTTTCGGGAGATTTACTTTCTTCTGTTTCGGGAGATTTACTTTCTTCTATTTCGGGAGATTTACTTTCTTCTGTTTCAGGTGGTTTACTTTCTTCTGTTTCAGGTGGTTTACTTTCTTCTGTTTCCGATCCTTCATAATTCATATTAATTAACTCTTCAAATTTGTTGCTTAAATCAATATTAGTACTAACACTAAAAAATAGTGTTTGTAAACCTTTACTAATTATATATGCTTTTAAAATATTTAAATGATTTCCTTCTTGGAGGTATTTTTCATTTAATACATTAAAACATTTATTTAAAAATTTATAATATTGGTTAAAATATACAAAATCAGGACTTATAACCATTTTTTCTGAAATATTATACCAATATGAGGTTAATATATTATATAAAGGTAGTAATGGGTGACAACCAAATGCTTTCTTGAAATTAAATTTTTCCTTAGAATCATTTCTTTTATCATCTAGTTGATTTTCCAAAGGCGTAGACAATTCCGGAGGAGGAGGAGTATCACTTCCTCCATAAACCATTGGTTTTATGTAATATAAGATCCATATAACTAAAACCAATACACTAAAGGCATCACCTTGTTGATCCAATTCTATTCTCCTTCTAACAGTCATTACTGTGTTTTCACCATACTGTGTAGTTACAGTTTCTTCATCTATACCCCTGGTTAGTTTATCTCTTAATTCATTATATTGGTTGTCCGTATTGGACAACTTTGGTATCAAAGACACCAAAGGAGATACTACATAGTGTTCTATTGATCCTGATGAAACTAAATTTAGAAGATAAGATATAATGTCCGATTCATTGTTATATAGGTTCACATTACTACTATAAAACAACAATGGCCAATATATTCTAGTTTGACAAATATCCAAAACGACTTCATCTTCATGTTTTATTCTCCTATTATCTTGCACACCTACACTCCCTAATTTACCACCATTTTGTCGTCTTAATCCTACACTTGAACGAATAGAATTCATCCAATTATTTCTAAAAAAATGTTCTGTTCCCCCATTCGTCAATGTACTTTTTAAATATCTTGTATAATATCTATTAGGTGTTACTTTTTTAGCCTGTTCTTCTTGTTCTGTCTCCGTTAACTCCTCTCCAGTTTCAGCATCTTTTGTATGTAAACCTATTTCTTCTTCAGCAATATTACTTGTTACTGATGAATCAGGTAAAGTAGTAGAATCGTTATTAGCCAACCATGAATCACTATTATTTAAAACCTGTATAATATTGGTATTATTAGAAGTAATGATAGCCGGGGAACTCCTATTATCGGATTGTAATTCCTGTTCTAATTTATTCACTAAGTCTTCCTGATTATCCTGATTATTGTCTGATTGAGGTGGTTCTGGTAAAATTTTAACACATTCATTAAGAGTATTTATTATATTTATATACTCTTTATAAGGTTCTTGTTTGGGCTTTCTTAGACCTTCTATATAAGAAGACAATTCCTCATTATTATATTTGTTTATTAATAACGTACTTATATTGTATATATCTCTAATATATGTCATATCTAATTCATTTAAATAAGCTATAAACGAACTTATATCTGAAATTTTACTATTAGTTTCGAGATTTGTTGAACCAAACACACTCTTAATATACGGATTTCTTGATTTATCAGGTAAACTACTTATTTCAAAGGAAGTAGCTACCGATAAATAAACATCTAATTTATATAGATTATTTCTAATAAATTTTACAAACGCCTGCCCTAATAATAGCTCCTGATCATTGCTCATTTCTTCATCAAACCCAAATAAAGCTCTTGTACTTATTATTTTAGAATATGCATTTATTTTTAGTTGCAGATTAGCAATGTCATTAACCTGATTAATACTTTGATTAGCACCTAAATCTAAAATATCAAATTCATTTCGTAATTCGGGAAAACTTTTATTTACAAAAGCAAACTCAACAAGTAATTGAAAATATTTTGATAATCCATCTGATATATTTTTTATTTGTTGTATTTGTTGGTTCAGAGGTATATCATTATTAATAATTTGTTCATTTTTATTAAATTGTTCTGTTATTTGTGTTCTATATTGCTCTTTCAGAAGTTCAAGTGCTTCCATATAGTTGGTTCCCCAAGTATCATGACCATATCTGGTAGTTTGTCTTTGCTCCCTCCTTTGTGTATATTGAGGATACCAATTATTATTCAAATATTCTTGCATACCTTTTATCCTCCTGTTAATTAGTTGTGTTTCATCTACTTGGGCAAAATTAGGATTTTTTTGATTATTAAAAACAAGTACACCTCCTTTTAGATCATTAGTTAAAAAAATAACATTAATGCCTAGTAATAATGCATAAGTTACAGCATTTATATCATGGGAAACAAAATATGTTATATTACTCCCCATAACAATATCTATATTATCACGTATATTTCTAAATCTTCTTCCATCAACTAATCCACAGGCTAACGCTTGTAACCAATCACCCGATCTTTTATGTTGAATTTGTGCGTTATAAGAAAATATATCCATAACTTTATTTTTACCCCGACCAGTAAGGTATTTAAATAAACTAAAAATTCTACTTTTTGTTTTAGTATTAGAATTTGATCCATCTTCACTGGAAAATTCATAAAGTCCATTTTCATTTTTATCTCCCCAACTTATAGATCCATTTCCAACTAATTTAGTTGATTTTGAATTTTCTTGTTTTTTTATTGAATTTAATGAAATATTAAATAAAGAATAAAAATTATTTTCTAAGGGATCTTCTCCTTCTCCTTTAAACGATAAATATGTTCTTGCATATCCATCAATTTCCAATAATGGATTATAGATAGTTGGGTTTTTAAATAAATTATCTTGTAAATTAGTTTTTCCAGCTGGGTCATTTAAAACTTCAGGTGTCATTAAATAATTAATTTTTGGTTCAAAATTTATATCCTCGACATTATTTTTAGAATCGTTTAATACCATATCTAAAAAACCGCATTGATTAAAATCTACTATAAAATTTATTTCAGTGTTAGTTTTTATTTTACTGCTTAAAAAAGAAGCAAAGGTAATGGTGCTAGTAGTTTCAGAATACAATGGACTGTTTTGATCATCTTTAATAAAATGTCTTTTTCCATAATTACTTAACCATTGTTTTTTAACGGGAATATTATATACTTGATATGGTTTAATACCATCTCCTATTCCAATATGACAATCTAAACCTTGTCTTTGTTTTAAATGTTCCAGTGTATACTTAGCACCCCCACTAATATAACCTTCTGCTTTATTAAGTTTTCCGTCTAGTATAGTTTGATTTAAATCATTTTGAAATAGACTATTAAAAACATCATGTTCACTTTTAAATAGATATAAATCCCCATTCGGTAAACCTTTCTCTAACATCACTTTATATTCGTTATCTCCTTTTACTAATTTATCGTGTTTTGCATCACTAATAGCAAGAGTTCCTATGAAAGGCTTAATATCATCACTTAGAGTAGTATATTGGTCCATAATAATATATATTAAATAAATATATTATTATTAAATTAATTACAAAGTAATAAATATCTAGCTATAATTGTGTTACTAGTTAAAACTTGTTCAGCATTTAATCTTGAAAACCATTGATAATTTGTTCTATTTAATATTTCACATTGAGGAATATAAACTCCGTATGCACACTTAGAAATTTGTAAATCATCATCATCACTTAATAAATCATCTATCAAAACTGGATTTCCTTCTACTGTTTTGGTTCCAAAATATTTGGCATCTAAAGGCATCACTTTTCTTTGTCTAACCTGTTCATATAACCATTTATTTGTTTCCCCGGTAAATTCCATTTCATTTGTATAATCATTACTTACTTGTCTTTCTAAATAATTGATATATTGTTCCATTAATTGACAATCCTTATTACAACCCATAATTAAATGTGAAGGAAAGAATTCACTATAAGTTGAAACTACACTTTTAGTTGGTAATTCACCACAAAACATTGGAGCAGCAGAAGTTCCTTTATTATAAAGCGGCTTTAAATTCTTCATACAAATAAATGAAGAGGGAACAGTCATACCACCATAATAATATAATACTTTAGCCATAGCTAATTCCCTTAGATGAGGTCTTAAAGGATTTGGTAAATTTGCCACCTTGGTGCTCCATCCAGGAATTATTTTGTTAAAAGTTTTATCATCTATTAAACATATATTAAAACTATCACCACATTTATCAACTAAAGATTTAATTGTTAAATATTGATATGGTTGATTAAAACATTTGGTATTACGAGAACCAAAAGAAGCCCACCATCTAGCATTTGTGTCAAATGTAACATGTACCCATAAAATTGGTTTATTTGTTCTGGCTAAAGTGGAATCATTCAATAAATACTTCTTAATTAATTCATATTCTCCCAATTTATCTTGCGTCATTTCCATTTTTCGGTAATTATCATAAAAGTATCCAAATACAAATAACAAAATTAAAACAAAAATATATTTGGTGTAGTAATTCATATATATTAATATAACAAATTTATTTTACAATAAGTTTTAAAATTGATTCCTATTTATTATAAAATAATTATTTTATTAAATAAATCATGGGTAATTTTATTACTAAGTCTTCAACGCCGATTAAGAAGGATATTTATATCACTTGTCTTGATAAAATGGAAAAAGGATTTGCCACTCCCGTTTATCATACAACTACTTGTAAAAATTGTAACTTTAATATTCATCATAATTTTAAAACCAATAATCTTATTCATAAAAACTCTTGTTTTAATTGTGAAACTAATTATAATCAAGATTATATTATTGATGTATTGCCTACTGTGTCAGTTAGTTCTTAATTCTTTTCAAATCTGACCAGAATTTTTCATAATTATTTCGTATTTGTTCATCTTGATTCATTAATTTATATGCTCTTTGAATATTTATATCTTCATCATTAGTTTTCATTGATTTTAATTTATTTTCATGTGACGAAAACCATTCTTTTCCTTTTACTGCTATATCTTGAGTACGCTCCCTATTAAGTTCATCTATATTCCCATATTTTTTTCTATTACTGAAATCTTCTTCTGTTATTGGTATTACTGATTCAACATGAGCTTTTTTTAAATCTTCAAATTGAAGTTTATCAAACATTCCTGATCCATAATTCTCTGGAGTTTCTCTCAATAAATCATAATGACTACCATCATACATTTCTTCAAACTCCTTATGTACCACTAAACTCCTTATTTGACTTTTCCTATTTTGTATATATTCATTCATTTCACTACTATTATTAGCTGTTGAAGTATTTAAATCTTCATCTGATTTTAACCAATCTCCATATCCCGTTTCAGAATCAGAATCTTTCATTTTCATCTTTTCAAATGTTTCATTAAACCAATTAGAATAATCTTCTTGACTCATACTCTTTATTTTCCCATCTATCAATACACTATGTTCATTCGCCCACATATCATCTTTCTGATATTCTGTATTGGTTGTTGTTGAACTTTGTCTTAATTGGTGAATCTTTAATAAATATTTATATGCTTGAGAGAAAAACAAAAAATATTCTTTTTCTAAACCTGATTTATCAGGATGCGTTTTTAAAACCATTTTTTTTGCTTCTTTTAATTCTTTTTCTCCAAACTGAAAAGGTATTTTAAACAAATTTAATAAATCATTTAATTCATAATTATGTATATTTAAATCTAAACCTTCCATTTAAATATACTTTATTTATTTTTTTTTCTATTTTATCACATTTTCTCACATCTTGCTATAAAATCGTTTACTTCATTTAATTCTGCCCCTGATATACTATCATCTGGAGCAAAATTCGTATTTCCTTTTTTATAAGCTAACATCGTCGGTATCCCTTTCATCATTTTTTTGGTTTTCATAAAAGCAAATAAATCAAATGCTTCGTCTACATTTACCTCTATACATTTTATTCTGTTACTGCTTATTCTCTCAAAATGAGCATCTACATATTGTTTTATTGTTTGACATGGTTTACACCAATCTGCTGTAAATTTAAATATTAATACACCTGGATTTTCTTTTAACAATTGTAAAAAAGCATTT